GAACATTTTCCTCAATGCTTCGTCCTACTAATAATGATTGGTTTCATATCAAAACCATGCAGGAAGATCGTGAAGATAACGAGGCTAAATGCTGGTTAGAATGGGCAAGTAAGCTGCAACGTCGCGCAATGTATGATCGTTCTTCGCAGTTTATCCGTGCTACTAAAGAAGCTGATCATGATTTTGCGGCCTTTGGACAATGTGTATTATCGGCTGAATTTGATCTCAATGAAAATGCATTGCTCTATCGCTCATGGCATTTAAGAGATGTTTCTTGGTGTGAGGGGTATAATGGCATTATTACGGATGTTTACCGCAAATGGAAGCCGTCAGTACGGGAATTATCCAGATACTTCAAGGGTAATATTTCATCAAAAGCTAAAGAGCTTATGGAGCAAAATCCATACGCTGAAATTGATGTTATCCATGCCGTGGTACTAGCTGACCATTACGAGTATCCAGATGCTCCAAATATTAAAAATAAAGCAAAATATGTATCCGTCTATTTTGAACAAGATACAGGGCATATTAATCAAGAAATCGGTACGCATAATCAGTGCTATATTATCCCACGTTGGCAAACAGTATCTGGCTCACAATATGCGTATTCTCCCGCCACGGTAGCGGCCTTACCAGACGCAAGACTTATACAGGCTATGACGCTGGTACTGTTGGAAGCTGGGCAGAAAGCGGTTGATCCGCCGATGATTGCACCGTCTGATACTATTAGATCAGATATTAATTTATTGGCTGGTGGCATTACGATTTATGACGCTCAATATGATGAAAGCACTGGCGATGTTTTAAGGCCTCTTGGTATTGATTCGCGTGGTATTCCGCTTGGTATGGAAATGCGGAACGATGCAAAGGAAATGATCGCGGAAGCGTTTTTTCTTAATAAGCTAAATATGCCAACTGCTGGCGGTCCTGATATGACGGCTTATGAAGTAGGGCAACGGGTGCAAGAATATATCCGTAATGCTCTGCCGCTATTTGAGCCAATGGAAATGGATTATAATGGAGCCTTATGTGATGTTACCTTTGATATTTTATTGCGTGCTGGTGCTTTCGGCAATACTGCTGATATGCCAGAATCTTTAAGTGGTCAAGAAATACAGTTCAGATTTGAATCACCATTACAGGAAAGTGTTGGCAAGCAAAAAGGCCAAATATTCCAGAATGCGAGTGGATTACTTGCACAAGCGGCAGCTCTTGACCCGACATCGGTTAAGATGATGGATGTACGCGCTGCCCTCCGAGATACGCTTGATGGTATTGGTACTCCAGCAAAATGGATACGTGACGAAAAAGCCATGTTAGCCGAAGATCAAGCAGCCGCACAAGCAGCTCAAACACAACAAATGATCGGACTTATGCAAGCTGGCGGCGACGCTGCCAAATCTATTGGTGAGGGCGGTCAAGCAATGAACGCTATGCAAGTAGGGGCGGCGTAATGGCACACATTAAAGCGATTGCTAAAACACTACCCATGGCGATTCCGGCTCATGTATTGGCAGATGTAGTAGCTATTAAAGCCGTCAATCGTGGTGATGCTTCACCAGAGCAGCAGCAACGTGCTTTAAACTGGATTATGAAAAACGCCTGTCATATTGGCGGCATATCCTTTGTAGAGAATAACCCGCACTTAACCTCATTTAATGAGGGTAAGAGGTTTATCGGTTTGCAGCTAATGCTGATGATAACCGAGCCGATAGAAAGCTTTAAAGATAAATAATGATAGGGGTAATAATCACAGCGATAGTTATCGCATTTATCAGCTTTGAGCTTGTTTCTTGTGCTATGGCAATTCGCAAATCAAGACGACAACAGAATAAAAAATAACAATTTCCAGCTCCCGAATTTGGGGGCTTTTTTTATGTCTAAATCTAGGAGAATTTCTTAATGACCGATGAAACACAGGATAACCAAGCAGCCGATATCGGCGATGCTGCCCCTGATACCACGGCAACCACCGCTGATACTACTACTGCTGCTGTAACAACAGAAGCCACTACCGCAAAGGAAGTAACAGCCGAGGCTGAAGTAAAGCCAGACTTTCCAGATGATTGGCGGCAGAAACTATCTAAAGGTGATGAAAAGGAATTAAAACGCCTAGAACGCATGAAATCCCCCGTGGATTTGCTTACAGCATACCGGGCATTAGAAAAGAAAATGTCCTCCGGTGAGGTTAAAGCCTCGCTGAAAAAGGATGCTACAGCAGAACAAATTACTGCTTGGCGTGCTGAAAACGGCATACCTGAAAAGCCAGAAGATTATGACCTGACATTACCGGACGGCTTAAAGATTGCTGATACAGATAAGCCAGTGATTGATAAGGTTCTTGCCTCAATGCATTCGGTGAATGCGTCACCAGAAGCGGTTAAAGCTACTTTAGGTGCTTATTACGCCGCGCAGCAAGAGCAACTCGACCAGCTCGCCGCCATTGATAAAGAGTTCGAAATTGCTACCAAAGTGGAATTAAGAGCCGAATGGGGCAGTGAGTATAAAGGCAATATCAATAGCATTGAGAACCTCCTTGCTAACCATGCAGACGATGAGTTTAAGCAGAATCTCTTTGATGGACGCTTAGCTAATGGCAGCAAGATTAAAGATGATCCAGCAACGCTTCGGTTTTTAGCTGGGTTAGCCCGTGAGATTAATCCACTGGCAACTATTACAGGCGGTTCAAGCAATAATGCCGCAGCATCCATTGATACAGAGCTTGCAACACTTAACAAGCAAATGGCTGACCTTAGTTCAGAATATTGGAAGGGTCCAAATGTTGACAAGGTACAAGCCAGATGGAGAGAATTAACTAATGCGCAGAGCAAATATAAAGCTCGCGGTTAGTAATACGGCAATTTCGCCGTTCTAAATGATTGCTAACCTGCCAAGGCAGAACAATCAACCCCTTAAACAATTAGCTTAAAGCAACGCCCCACAAGGCAAATATAAGGCTCCGCTTACCCGGGCAACCCTGATTATTGACTGTGGATAACCTGCGCTGAGGCACTTTTAACCTCAAGTCAAAGGAGCATTCAACATGGTTGATGCAGCAGTAACCCAATACAAAGCGGAGTTTATAGCCGGATTTGAACAGAGAGAATCACTCGTTCGTCAAACAGTTACTACCGAAGCGCAAATTAAAGGCAATTCAGCCGTATTCTTGGTTGCCGATTCCGGTAGCCGTACCGCTGTTACCCGTGGCGTAAATGGATTAATTCCAGCCGCCGTGGATAGCCAAACCCAGAATACTTGCACTCTTGCTGAATGGCACGATATGCAACGTAAAACTGGCTTTAATATATTTGCATCACAAAGCGATCAACGCCGCATTATGCAGATGAACGCAGCCGCCGTTATCAATCGTAAGATTGATGAGGATATCTTAGCCGCTCTTGCTTCCGCAACACTTTATACAGGCGCTGCCGTTACTGGCTCTCTTGCTCTTGTTATGAAGTCACTAGCGATTCTTGGCGGTAATGAAGTCCCTCTTGATGGTAATATTTCAGCACTTATTACTCCCGCTTTCCATGCGTATTTGATGCAAACTAAAGAATTTGCTTCTGTGGATTATGTGAATAATAAGCCATTTGCAAACTCGATGACCATGTACCGTTGGGCTGGTGTGAACTTTATCGTTCATCCTAACCTTACAGGTAAAGGCACTGCGTCTGAATCATGCTGGTTATATCATAAAGATGCTATCGGTCATGCAATCAATACTGCCGGTATTGATATCGATGCCGATTATGATCGCGAGCAAGATTATAGCTGGGCGCGTGCTTCGGTCTATATGGGTTCAAAATTACTACAGAACACTGGCGTTGTGAAAATGGTTCACGATGGCTCTGCTTATGTTTCAAGCTAATCAATTTTAAAGGAGATTTATTATGGCAGGTTATTCTACTGCTTCCCCCCCACAACTTCTTATTGCTCCATTGAGTGGTACTGGTCCTGCTATCTGGACTTATACATCGGTGGATAACGCAACTACCGTCGATGCGCCTGGTTATTTCACTAACGCTGCCGCTCTTGGCATTAAAGCTGGTGATTTCATCTATGTGCTCGATAGCGATGCGTCCCCACCTCTTACTACGTTCCATCGGGCGGTTTCTTATAGTGGCACTACGCTCACTATATCTACTGGTGATACTGCCAATACGGGTACTAGTGGATCATAAATTCTACCATAGAGTTTATATTCTACAAAAGGGCGGCTCTCACGGGTCGCCCTTTCTTTTTAACTAAATGGAGTTTTCCATGAAAATATTACCTAAACAATTTCAGTTAGCAGAACATGCGCGCAATGTTTGGAGTGCTACTGCTGAATATGGCCATACAGTTGAGGATGTAT